GTTCGCCGATCCACAGACTGTCACTATCAGTGCAGTTACTACTCCTCTGCCCCGTACTAGTACGGGTCAGAATGAGAGTACCTACACCTCAGCTGACGGTCTGATTGATCTCAGCGCTTCTTCCGCCTACGGGCGGAGGACTCGCCGAGTTCTCCGGATCGATCACTCGAAGGTGACCTCAGATCCGTTTATTCCTGCACAGAACGTGAAGGTTTCGATGTCAAATTACATCGTCTTCGACATGCCTGTTGCAGGGTACACGAATGCTGAGGCTCTCGCTGTTTACACGGGTTTTAAGACCCAGTTTACAGCGTCTTCGGATCTGCTGATTACGAAGCTCCTGGGAGGCGAGAGCTAGGCCAAAATGGCTTAGCTTTCGTAACTCCTATGGGTTACGTATCAGAACAGAGGTTGCACAATCGTCAGGTTACGGAACAGAGAATTGAATTTCTGCTGTTCTGTGCCTTCGCGGTTGTCAGCCTTCAGATCATTTCGATCGTCTTGATGCTTATTTGCATCATGTCGTTCGATTAAGTGATCGTGTTGGGGGGAGAGGGGACATGAAGTCCTCTCTCCTTACCAGCTCACGTGAACACCGGGCTAAGGAAAGACCACCTCTATTTAAGGAGGGGCTTTGAAAAGCCTGATGTTGCTCTGGAAAACGCTAGCATACGAATGTGCTAGCATCTGTTGCACTAGCGCCACCCAGGACTACAAAATAGTCCTGCGTCGGTGCGAACATGAGGGGTTATCATTTCTCACGATAACCCTACCTGAATTCGGAAAGGACCTCCAAAAAGGTCTAGACCGAGGACAGGTCGATCGCGATCTCTTCACCGGTTTTCGGTGGAGAGCAGGTCTCCCCCTATTTCTAGGAGGTTTCCTCGATCGTGTGTTCGACCGTGCTAGTGGCACGTTGCTCGATGAGCCGTGCATTGATGCAATTCGTGCTATGCGTCAGTTAACACTGATGTTTAGCAAGATCCTTCTCCCTTGTAGCGATACAAGGGTGAGGGCTTCGATGCGCGACTATGTCGAGTGTGAGCAGATGGTCAAAAGTGCCGACAATGCCCGGACCGATCTCGATAGAGATCGCTTCAGGCGTATATCGGACCTTCTGTTTAGGCCCCTCTTCTCTGATATGGAGGTGAAACTCTATAAAGGAGAAGTAGTACCTAAACACGGACCAGGGGCAACGGCAGATAAGTTGAGTGGAAACTCAAAGTATTTGCTGTCAACCTGGACCGATCGGTTGGAAGAGGTTTTTCCCGCTGGGGAATTCCTTATTCCAAACTGGTCATTCTTTGACCAGTATACCGATGTTGTCCATCTCGAACCCGGTGCAGAGAAACCCGTGAGGGTTATCCCTGTACCTAAGACGCAGAAGGCGCCTAGGATAATAGCGATAGAACCTACTGCTATGCAATATGCACAGCAGGGTGTTCTTGAGCTATTCCTGGAAGCCCTTAGAAGGAAAACTTCTAAGGGGCGATTTAGGTTTGACTCCCTAAATCACTTCCTCGGATTCGATGACCAGACTCCTAACCAGGAGATGGCCAAAGAGGGTTCCCGTACTGGGAACTTGGCAACACTCGATTTGAGTGAGGCCTCCGATCGCGTCTCAAATCAGCTCGTACGTGATCTGTTCGCCAATTTCCGCTATTTGCATGCGGCAGTTGACGCTTCCAGATCACGGAAGGCTGATGTTCCTGGACAAGGTATTGTTCGCCTGTCCAAGTTCGCGTCTATGGGTTCAGCTCTCACGTTCCCCGTCGAGGCGATGGTCTTCTTGACCATCATCTTTATAGGGATCGAGCGAGAGCTCAACGTGCCCCTTGATCACAAAACCGTTAAACGGTTTCGTGAGCAGGTGCGTGTCTATGGAGATGACATAATTATCCCCGTAGACTATGTGCAATCCGTTGTCCGTGAGCTTGAAACTTTTGGGTTTCAGGTCAACACGGGCAAGTCTTTCTGGACTGGAAAGTTCAGAGAGTCTTGCGGAAGGGACTACTACGCTGGCCATGACGTTAGTGTTGTCAAGGTCAGGCAGTTGTTCCCGACACAACGGCAGCACGCCACTGAGGTCATCTCTATTGTATCCCTTCGTAACCAGCTTTATTTTGCTGGTTACTGGGCCACAGTAGAGTGGCTTGATGAGTACATAAAGAAAGTGATTCGTCATTTTCCGCATGTACTGCCATCATCCCCAGTGTTAGGTCGTCATTCCTTCCTCGGCTACCAAGCCGAGCGGACTGACGAGTTTCTGCATAGCCCAATTGTCAAGGGCTATGTCATATCCGCCGTACCACCATCCGATGTATTGGATGGCTACGGTGCCTTGCTTAAGTTCTTTCTTAAGCGTGGCGATGTCGCCACAGCTGATGAGAGACACTTAAGGCGTGCTGGACGCCCGCATGTCGTCAAGATCAAACTGCGGTGGGCCTCAGCCGTGTAAATGGCTGAGGGGGGGCAAAATGCCCTTTGAGGAGATACTACACGAGTCATGGGTCATAACAACTCATGATCCGTGACAAATGTATTCTCTCCCGTGAGGAGGTTCAGGGACCTACTGGAGAC